TGTATCTTCAGCTAACATAAACCCTTTACGTTGTAATTCAGCACATTTGAGTACACGTACTAGCTCGTAATCAAGCCTCATTTTCTCTTCTTGTCTTGCAGCTATACTTCTGCACCGTGCTAAACCTTCTCTATCTAAAGGGAACATGAAATTAATTTGTCCTCCCCAGTTTTCAGCTATCGTGTAGCTTCTTTGACTCATTTCTTCATCATAGGGAACTGTATGATTCCCCATGTAGAAGGGGCTAAACGTCATGGTAGCACCATTACAGCTGACTCCAGAACCGTAGTGCTGTCTTGAAGGGGCACCATTGTTTTGGAATTGGACTGCTTGGTTCGTTACATTTCCAGTTGCTGCTGCAACGGGATTTGACGTGTTATTAACCTCTGGGTCTGACGCTTTAGCAGGTGCTATTGCGAGAAGACTGACAAGGAGACAGTAGTAGATTCCTGTTCGATAGTTCGATCTATCTCTGTTTTCTCTATGATCTGACTGGCTGCTCTCGTTACTATTTCTAGCGTGAAATCTGAACCAGCTGTTGTCATGTTGAAGACTGAATCGCTGTCTGCTATTCCTCCAGAGCTTGCTGATGTATGAGTTATATTGTCTCCCGACCATTTCTGTAACGCTGCTCCATAGGTGGTTGTTACTATCTCTTCTTCTATATCGACTGTTGTAGTGGTAGTACTATTCATTGAACCCTGAGTGAAGTTGGGTTGTACTAATTCAGCTCTTACTACCGTGGGTGATGCCAGTAGGAAGAGTAAAAGCCATTTTTTCATTCTTCCTTTTTCTTAGCCATAGGACAATTTACTGGACCTTTGTTTTTGTTATTGTTGCCTGTAGTCAAGCCGAAGGTCGCAAGTGCTCCAGTAAATACACTAGCAACGAACGTGATATCTGAGTTGCCTGATTTCTTAACCATAGGTATTTCTACATAGTTCATTGTGATTATAAAACCACTCCAAACTACAACACCTAATCTGACGAATGTACCAAGAATCTGTATTTGAGCTTCTTGATCTTCTATTCCGTCTTTAAGTTTTTGGACAAGTCCTTTTTTTTCTGGCGGTTTTCCTTCCATTTATCTACTTTTTTCTGTAGGAATTTCTGTATTTGCTTTTTGAGTTTGTCAAATAAAGGAGTAGCAAGGGTGGTTGTGGCTACAGCGGCTACAGCTGCATAAGTAGCCGTGGCGACTACTTCAGCTGAAGGTAAGGGTAGATCTATTTTTACAACAGGTACTCGAAGAGTAGGTTGTTCAGTTTTTGCAGTTTCTGCATCTTCAGTTTCCTCTGGTACTTCCTCTAGCTCTACCCCCTTAGGAGCTTTTATATTGCTTGGAGGTATTACTATAGGAGGAAATACTGGCATATCTGCTGTTGGTGGCTCTAGAGGGATGCTAGGCATATCTAGAGCTTTGGGTAGTTTAGGTAACTCCACCTAGCTCCAAGGTTTACCTACACCTGTTGTTGGAGTCTTTTGCTCGTTAACACCTTTTTCTACAGCATCTTCAATAGCTGCTACAGTACCAGCATTATCAGCATCTAGTTTTGCTTTTACCCAATTTAATACAGCTTTTTCAGTGAGTTCAGCGTAAGGGACTAAAGTATCAGGCCTAGGAAGATCAACTTCACCAGTAGCTCTAAATTTATAAGTACCATCTTCACCAATAACACGGTAGATGACTTTTTTTACATATCCGTCTGCAAGTTCACGTTCTAAAGTGTTTACTTGCCAAGTTTTTGTTGCCATTGTTTTGTTAAAAAAAAAATTGTTTATTTATGTTTTAGCTAAAGGATCTCTGATTAATAATCTGCTATCACTTAAAGCTAGCCCAGCACAAGGTGTATTAGCAGGTAATGTAGATAAATAAGTACTATCTTTAGTAGTTGCTAAAGACCCATCACCTTGGACGTAATATACAGTCCCACCAGTAAGTCCTGAAAAACCGTTCAGTGAATTACCGTAAGTAGCAATAGTACTTGAAGTACTGCCGTCTGAAATAGCACCATCTGCAAAACCTATGAATTGATCTGCATCAGTAAGAGTTGAAGCAGTTAAAGTTGTTTTAATATTTAAACCTACCGTATCTCCATTACCTGTAGTTTCAAATACAGCACCAAAAACTCCATCTCTCCATTCAAATAGAACTATATCAGTAGTGTTATTTGAACTGTGTAATTGAGTTATATTATCAAAACCTTGACCTGAGAAAGTATCATCACTGGAATTAAAACTAACTATATGACCACTTACTCTATTATCGTTATTACCACATATCATTAGATATTTACCAATTGCAGATACATATTCAACTTGTGGTTTATTTGGTGTACCTGTATCACTATTATCTTGAATGTTACTAGCAGTATCATTAATTTTGGTCATATTATAACTAGAATCAATAGTGACCGCATTCATTTTTATGTAGCTAGAAGACTCCATAACATAAACAGCTCGATTATTTGTTGCATCATAACAAATATCCATATATACACCAATACTATCTTGAGCAACTATAGTATCCTGCACGGTACACGTTGATCCGCTAGTAGTTATCGTGTGCATTTGGCCATGACCGTAATAACCCACTGATCTCTCAAATATAATACCACAGTTTCGTTGTGTATCATACGCCCATCTATGTGTACCTCCTTCGTAAGTACCTACCTGTGTTTCTGTAGAATCAGCAGGTACAGTAATGCTAGTACCACTTACACTTAAAGCTTTAAGCGTCAGTCGTGCATAAGTATCTTCATCACCACCATAATAAGGTACGTAAGAAACTACAAGTCGACTTGCATTTGAATCCCATATACATCCATAGTTTATGAAATTATTTCTAAAAGCATTAGATACGTTTGTTTTTACAGTAGCTGTTGTACCCCAAGAAACAGTAGTCCCACTAATTGTTCCTATTTTTGCTTGGAATTTCCAATCACTA